AATATATTGTTTGTAGATTTGGCAAAATAGGAATTTCTTCGATTTCTGTATATTGACAATCTAAATATTGTAAATTTGGTAAAACTGGAATTTTTAACATACTTGATACATAACAATTTAAAATTCGTAAATTTGGTAAAATTGGAATTTCTTTAATTTTTGTAACATAACAATTTAATATTTGTAAATTTGGTAATATTGGTATTTTGGTTATTTTAGTATTATAACAATTTAATTCTTCTAAATTTGGTAAGTTTGGAATTTCAACTATATTTTGACAATCTCTACAATCTAATACAGTTAAATTCTCGTCATAATCACCAATACAAATTACACACATCTTTTATATAATATAAAAAATAAAATCAATTTTTTTATAGTTAAAAAAATAGAGCTGTCTTTTATTTATTTAAATTTTCAATTAATTATCAATAACATATAGTATTTATAATTAAAATAATCATTATTTAATTAAATATAATTTAAATAAATAATACAATTAATATATAATACTTATATCATTCTTATCCTTATATAATTAAAATTGAACTTACATTTAGTAAATACATAAAGTATTAATATAAAATGTCATCATTTATTCCACTCAATGAAATTAGCAAAGTTCAATTTTACGTATTGGGTAATAAAGATAATAAGACAGAATCATCTGTTGAAATAAGAAATAAGGAACTATTTAGAAATGGAACACCATTTCCACGGGGTGTATATGACATAAAACTCGGCACTACTGATCATTTATATACTTGTCAAACTTGTTGGCATAATAAGGACTCTTGTCCAGGACATTATGGTAATATTGAATTACCACATCCTGTATTAGCTGCTTTATTTAAACGAGAAATACTCAAATGGTTAAAAATCATCTGCTTTAATTGTGGAAGTCCAATTATTCCTATTAATAATAAAAAGGATATATATGGAAACTTCTTAATTGATAAAGATAATATATTAAATGAATTTGTAAAATTAACAAGAAATACAGCAAGCAAAATTGTAAGTTGTATTCATTGTAAAGAAAAGCATCCTTATGTATTTAAGGATTCTAAGGACCATTTAAAAATTATGATAAAGACTGAAACAGAGGAAAGGCGATTATTTAATCACGAAATTGAAAATATTTTTATGAAAATTACGGATGAAACTGTAATTGCCTTAGGAAAAACATTAGAATCACACCCAAATAAATATGTATTAAAACAATTACGAGTCCCACCAGTTACGGTGAGACCTGATATTAAAAAGATTAAAGGTGGAAGATCGAATAATAATGATTTAACTACAATCTTAAAAAATATTATTAATTTATTGGATAAAGTCCCTAAGGTATTAACTGAAGAAACTATTGACCAAAATATAATACAATTAGATAATATTGAAATGCATTATGCTGCTTTGATTAAAGACAGTCCAGCTGGTAATATTAATAAATTACAAACAAATACTGGTGCGACATTAATGTCTTTAGCAAGTAGATTACCCAAAAAAACTGGACGTATTCGTAAAAATATTTTAGGAAAACGAACAACATATATGGGTCGAAGTGTAATTACTGGAGATGATAAGATTAAGATTAATGAAGTAGGAGTTCCTATTTCTATAGCGAAAAATATACAAATCCCCGAAACGGTCCAATGGTATAATATCGATAAACTTATGCTTTATTTTAAAAATAAAGATAAAGTCTATCCAGGATGTTCTCGTATTATTAAACATAATACAGGAACTGAATATTATTTAGGAGCTGAAAATGATAATATCATTTTAGAAGAAGGTGATGTTATTTATAGAGATTTAATTGATGGCGACTATGTTGCTATGAATCGAGCTCCATCATTATTATATAGTTCTATTAGTGGGCATATTGTCAAAGTTTTAGATAAAGGTGATACTTTACGATTATCTGTTAATGTAGTTGATACATTATATGGTGGTGATTTTGATGGTGATGCTATGATGATTATATTTCCACATAGTATTATGTCAAGAAATGAATGTAGAAGATTATGCGGAATAGAAAAATGGTTTATTTCACTAAAAGATGGTAATCCATCTATTGGTGTTTATCACGACGGGTTAATTGGTTCATACGAATTAACTAAAAATGATATTCAAATTAATAAACTTAATTCTATGAGATTATATAGTAATAATTCTACAAATATTTTTATAGAAGAAAATGGTAATTCATTAAACGGTCGAGAGATTATTACAAATATCTTACCAAAAATCAATTATGAAAAAAAATGTAAGCATTATAATGCTGATTATGCACACTTTATTAATTATAATAAGGATGAAATTAAAGTAAATATTAAAAGAGGTGTTTTAAATTCAGGTCGATTAGATAAAAATTCTATCGGACAAGGTGTATTAGGTAGTATGTTTCATATTATTTATCAAGAATATGGGCATGAACTTGTATTAGATAGAATTTATGATATTCAACAAATTACAACAATGTTTCAAATGCATAGAGGTATTACTATTTCTAATAAAGATATTACAATTAGTAAAGAAGTTTTAAAAAAAGTGCATGACAAGACAAGTTCTATTATACACGAAGCTAATATGATTACAGAAAAATTAAATAATAATGATATTATCCCACCACTTGGTATGACTATTAATCAATATTATGAAGAACAATCATTGGCTCAATTAACGTTGGGAAGTGATTTCGAACAGTTGATTTTAGAAAATGTAGATACCGAGAATAATCAATTATATAAACTGATTATATCAGGGTCGAAAGGAAAATTAGTAAATTTTATTCAAATCAATGCAGCTATCGGCCAAACCAGTATTAATGGTGAGCGTATGCAAAAAATCTTTGATTATGAGAGAATTTCTCCACATTTTCAAAGATTTGAAAATTCACCAGAAAGTAGAGGGTTCGTTGCAGAGTCATATACATCAGGTGTAACGAATACATCATTCTTATTCCAAGCCATGCAAGCGAGGTATAGTATTATTAATAAAGCATTATCTACAAGTGTTACTGGTTATCAGAACAGAAAAAGTATTAAAAATTTGGAATCTATGGTTATAAGTAATCATAGAAGTATTGTAAAAGTCAATAATGTAGTCCAATTATTATATGGAGATGATGGTATTGATAATAGAATGAATGAAATTGTAAAGTTTAAAACTATTATGATTTCTACTAAAGAATTTAATAAGTTATACAAAACAGAACTTAAAGATTTAGGAAAGAAGTTTCAAAATAAAGAAATGGAAAAAATTATATTAGATGAATTCGAACAAATAAATGAAGATAGAGAATTTTATAGAAAACAATTTATGAAAATGGAAATCAGAAAAATTAAAAATATGTTATTAACAGATGAAAGAAGATTACCAGTTAATACATATAGAATTATTGAAGATGTGTTATATAATCATAGAGAAGAAATTATTGCTTCTAATGAAATTATTAATCCAGAAATATCTATTAATAAAGTTAAACAATTATGTATTGACTTAGAATATTGTTATTATAATGAAATTCAAAAAAATAACAATATGGTCATTCCAGAACATATTAGACATTCATTAAATGTTTTAAAAATATCAATTCGAAGTTATCTATTCTTAAAAAATATTATTAATAAAAAAATTATTAGTAAAATTTTAGATTTAATTATAGATAAAATTATCTTGGTATTTAAGACTTCATTAATTGAATATGGAACAGCGATTGGTATTATTACAGCCCAATGTATTTCAGAACCAATGACACAATATGTATTAGATAGTCATCATAGGTCAGATTCCAGTGGAACAAAAACTTCATTTATTAAATTAATGAAAGAAGTTCTTGGAGCTGTTACTACCGACAAAATGGCTAATCCATCTATGATAATATTCCCCAAAGAAGAATATGCTACAGATAAGGATAAAATACAAAATATTGCTAATCACATTGAAATGATGCCTTTAATTAGATTTGTTGTAAATTATCAGATATTCTTTGAAGATTACAAACAAATAGTTCATCCTGATTATATAAATGAAATTAAAATGATTGAATCATTTGAAAAACATAATCCTAATTTACAAATACCATCTGATTTAATTAAATGGTGTATAAGATTAGAATTACATAAAGAAACAATCATAGAAAAAGATATGAAATTAGATACTATTTTGATTAAATTAAATCAAATTTATCCAAATATATTTGTAGTAAATACAGTAGAAAATGCTGACTTGATTATATTAAGAATATATATTAGTAATTCTCAATTTAAAAAAGTATCAAATATAAATCTATCTATAATTGAGAAATTTGTAGAAGAGTTATTAAATACTATATTAAGAGGTGTGAATAATATTACATCAACTGTTGTTACCGATAAAGTAATCAGAAGTGTTATTAATGAAGACGGTTCAATTTCTAAACAAAATACATATGTCATAAAAGCAGATGGAACTAATATGTCTGATATATTTGAAAATCAATATATAGATATTTATAAAACACAATCTGATAGTATTTTAGAAGTATATAATCTATTAGGAGTAGAAGCTGCCAGAGAAAAAATTATTATAGAGCTAAAAAATATGATGGATTCTGTATCTACTAAGCATTACTTAGTATATGGTGATGAAATGACTATTACAGGAGAAGTTACTTCAATTGAAAAATCTGGTTTAGCATTAAGAGAAGCTGATAATATATTATTAAATATGTCATTCAGTCACCCATTAAAATCATTAGAAGGTGCTGCTATTAATAATAATAGTTCTAATGTAGATGCTTGTTTAAGTAGTGCTCTAATGTTAGGAAAAGTTCCTAATTATGCCAGTAATTATAATACTGTTTGTATTAATGAAGAATTCATTAAAGAATATAATAAAGATATGAGCTCGCAATTAGATGATTTATAAGTTAGTGATTATATTTAATTACTTATATAAATTTTTTCGTTAATATAAATTTTAAAATTTAATATATTAATATTATTATTAACAAAGAATGTCGAGAATATATATTGATTTTTTATTGGGTTATAAATATCACCAGTTAATATATCTAAATACATATCTAAATTCTTTTTTGTAATAATCAACTTGGATTTATTACAAAAATTAGTAGATGAATCTTCTTTACAGGGTAGTAGAATATTTGGAAAATTGAAATCATAATTTATAATATCCTTATCCCTTACGTCAAATATTTTTTCTGATATATTTTTTAACTCTTTTAATAATTCCTTTTTTTCCATATTTTTAAATTTTATAATAAATAATTTATCAAATTGAAATATATTATTTTTAATTTCATTTATGATTAAAGTTTTTAGTTCTTTGAATGATGAAATATTTTTATTTATATAGAATATTATAATTTTTATTATGTTGATATATGAAATGTTTAATATATCAACATACTCGTTATTAATTTTTATTAATGAATCGAAAAATTTTCCCATAGTTTTGTATATTTTATTATCAGTAGTTTTAAAATAATTATTAGACAACTCATCAATGCTTAAATTATTTATACAGTTCTTTATCTGATTTCTTAATTTAAATTCTTTATAAAAATTAAATTCTTTTTGGAATTGTAATAATATCAAAGAATATAAATATGTATTATATAATGATTTATTTTTATCAGTAATGCGTTTATCTTTTATTAATTTTTCATTATTTATAATAATATTATTTATTATAAATGGGTTATACAATAATTCCTTAATATATAAATTCTTAATACTGTTATTATTTATATTACTTTTTGTCAAATCAAACTCCCTAATTAAAATATCTCGAATTCCATTTTCTTTAGAACTGATAATTTTTTTCATTTTTTCTAATGAATTATTTATAATATTTATAGATAAATTTATAGTGATAATAGGGTTAATATAGAAAAGTAATCCATTACAAACAACACCAATAATCTTATTATCAAATTCCACAAATTCAGATATCCTTAAGAATTTATATTTATAATTTGACACTATATCGAAATTAAATGATATATCTGAATCTTTATTATTAGATTTTACTTCATTAAATAAAATCTTTTCTTCAACGATATCACCCTCATTTTTTATTTTTTGGTAGATAAAAATATTATAATTATATATAAATTCAAGAATTGAATTTATATTAATAGAATATTTAGACATATCTATATGTTTATATATAATTTTATTTTTTATGTCGTCATCTAATAAATTAATAAATGATTCATGTATAGATAGATATAATTTTTTATTATTAAAATTTATCAAAATACCATAACATTTATCAAAATTATTAATATAATATTTCTCTATATTCATTTTACCAAAATATGTTATAAATTCAGATATCATCTTTAAGTCAAATATATGATACACTCTCAAATTTTTCATCAAATAATAATTATACATTTTTTTTAATTCTATAATTATTTTATTAGTATTATTAAATATTTTTTGTGTAATCTCAGAATATTTAAAATGTTTTTTTGGATTTATTAAATAAATTGGATTGTATGTAATATTATTTTCTGATAATTTCTTTTCCAATATTATAACATATTTACTATTTTCATAAATAGGGAATATATCATTTACATATTTTATATTTTTTTCTATTGTTAATTCTATAGAACCTAAATCTTTAAATAATAAAATCCTTATACTCATATGACTACTAATATCTATAAATAATTCGTTCCATAAATCAAATGTATTACAAATAATTTTATTATGTATAAAAGTATTTGTAATATTTATTAACAAATCTTCCATATTTGTAAAATTATATATCAATTTTCCTCCTAATAAAAATGAAAATAAAGATATATTAGACTTCAAAAATAATATTACACTTTTGATATATTCTATTAATGTCATTTCATATAAATCAGATAGAATTGTAATTATACCTATATTAAAATTATTATTATGATTTTGAACTATTCCATATATATAATATTTTTCTGTTTTATTTTCTTTATCATTAATTATAGAATCTAAATCATTCGGCAATTCCATAATTCTATTAATTTCTAATTCTTTTCCATATGACATAATATATCTTGATGAATCTAATTTTGATTTTTTAATATCATACTTATAATTGGATAGACATTCATTGTAAATTATTTTTGATTTACTACCAATATCTAAAATACCTGAATCCTTTTTTTTACAACACGGGACGCAATAATTATCAGGATGTATATTTGTTAAAAATTTAACAAATGGATAATTTTTATTAGGGCAGAAATAATACTCCTCTTTATTTTTTGTAAAGTTCCAAAATTTAGTTATACTTTCTTTATTAGAATCATTAATAAACGATTTGGACACTATTACTGGTTGTAATTTTTTCTGACATTTTCTAGAATACATATCTTTATTTGTTTTGGGGTCTTTTATAATAAATAATTTCGGGTCTGTGCGTTTTAATATTTTCAATGGAGACGATTGAATTTCTTCTCCTTCTATTAAAATATTCTTTTTATTTATGTATAAAAATTTATATATAATTTCAGATATGAATTCTAATTCTAATTCTGTAATATTATTTAATTCTAATTTTAGATTATTTATTTTATTTTTCAGAGAAAAGGTTTTAGTATTAACAAAAATTCTGTTCCACAATATTTTAATATCACCATTAGAATAATATAAGAAATAATTCTTTACATTATTTACATATTTTTCTATAAGTTTATCATTAAAATTTACCATACCTTTATTAATACTATATTCTATTTCATTATTAACTAATCTTTCTGATTTTATATTAATAATACCAGTAAATATATAATCCTTTAATTTATCTAATAAATTAAAAAATCCTTTACTTGATATTTCATTATTCCAAAATAAATGTATAATACTATTTTTAATTTCATTATTATATTTAGTAATAGATGCTAACCTATTATCAGTGTATATTAATTTATTATTAATATTATTCAAAATTGGATTAATAATTTTATCAATTATCTCAAATAATTTTTCATTATTTATCTCAAATAAATCTTTAAAAAATACTTTCAAAATAATATCACCAATTTCATTTATTACTAATATCATATAAATATTATCATTCTCAAAAATGTTAAATTTGGGATAAATTATATGAATACTAAACAATATAGAATTATTGTCAAATTCTATTTCTTGAATATTTTTACTATTGTTATTAATTTTAGTTAGAGATATATTTTTATTATCTACAATTATGTTAGATTTGATATAATTAATATTTGGAATGGTTACTATTTCTATATTATCAAATAAATTTCTGATATTAATTTTATTAAGATTATTTATTGATTTAATAAAAAATTCACGCTCAATTATAGAAAATGTAAATTGAGTTTTTACAAATTGTGAATATTTTAAATTATCAATACTATCATATTGTCTAATCATATTAATTTCTTTTTCATATTTCATCTTAGTAGAATTATAATTTAAATGTAATAGTGGGTAAGTTTCAGATAAAACATCTTCAAATAATATATACATTTTAAACATTTCATATGAAAACATTGGAAAGTATTTCATAATAAATGAATAATATATCATATCTGTTTGCTGCTTATCCTTCTTTATTATATCATAATAGTCTGATTTATTTATGATAAATTTTTCTAAATCTAATAAATTAAATTCAATAGAGTTATATTCTTGAAAATATGAATATAAATAACTATATTCATGTCCATGTATTGTAATATTATCTCTATTCTCGTATAAATACAAATCTATAGGTAGTTTATTTATCTTTTGTAATTTTTCTATATTATTAAATGATATATCATATTTAAGTTTATCAATAAAAACGTTATAATTAAATAATGATATGTTCTGTTTATATATATGTATATTAGTTGCTAAAAATATTTTCTCCTTTAATATTTTTATATTGTCTTCCGGTAATATAAAAATATCAGTATTATATATAACATCTTTTTTGACATTACTATCTATATTATTACTATTTATTATAGTTTCTTCTATTGGTCCTTCGTAATTAAAATCATCTAAATCATCTAAATTAAAATCATCAAAATTAATCATATCCTCACTTGTAGTAAGTTCATTACTACCATATTTATTCGATATCAATTCTAATTTATCATTCCAATCCTTTCCATAATATTCCTTTAATATTTTAGGGCTTTTCTGAGCATCAAAATTTAATATATTGTTTTTAATATTAGTAGGTATATCACCAAGAAAAATTATTTTGTAGTCTATATATAACTTATTTTCTAACACGTCTAAAATATTTATTTTTATAGGATTTTGTAAAAAATAGTTATACATTATTATTTATATTATAAAAAATAATATTTTTGTTTATATATTATATAAAAAATATTCTCTAATTGTTTTTAATTATTAAAAACAATGGTAGGGAACATCAAAATATATATACTTATTTGTATATTAATTATAATATTTATAATTAATGAGCTCTATATTAAAGAAACGATGATATCACACAAAGTAAATAATAAAGAATTTAAAGTATATGATAAATTTCAAAATTACAGAGGGGCTGCTGATATATTATACGAAATAGATAATAGGATACATAAATTATTCAAACATCTAAATGATAAGTATATATTACCTAAAAAACAGATTGACGAAGTATTAAAAAAAAGATTAGTGAAAATGATATCTACATATAAAACCCATCACCTAAAGGAAAATTTTCCAGCAGAACATTTGGGTATTGGAAAAAAACCAGATAGTAGTTTCACTTTAAATAAGAAAAATATGTCAATATGTTTAAGAGATGATGAATCTAAGAAATTTCATGATATTAATGATATAATGTTTGTAGTTATTCACGAAATGAGTCATATTTTAAACCCAACATACGGGCACCCGAGACAATTTTGGATTTATATGAAATTTCTTTTACATGAATCAGCAGAATTAGGAATATACAACCCAGTAGATTATAGAAATAATAATATAAAATATTGTAATACTAATTTAACTGCTAATCCATATTTTAATAAAATGGAATGTAATATAGGAATACCCCATACGTGTTATTAAATATTAACAACACTATCTACTAAACCAGATACAAAGAATAATAAATATATACCCAATATTTTATTATTTAGGTTCGTATCTATATTTTTTTTCTTTGGATCATATCCAAGTATAATATTATCTTCGTCATTAATATCTATTATAATATCAGTTGTTTTTTTATTATAATATCTATTTTTATTATAATTTTCTATTTTATATTGTGTTATATCTTCAGAAATTGTAATAATATTTCCATATTCATCATTATCATCAAAATCATCACCTATTGTATAACAACTATCCATGCTATCTGTCATTAAACATCTACCAACATTTAAAAATGACATGTGTGATATATTATTTTCCATTTTATATATAACATTATATATAAAAATAATATATACAAAAAAGTAATATATACAAAAAAGTAATATATACAAAAAAGTAATATATACAAATTACATATTATCTAATTTTTCTCTTGATTTTATAAATGAATTAAAATTATCAATTACAACTTGGTCAATATCTACAATATATCTTTCTTGAAATTTGATATCTGATTTTAAATTTTCTACCATTTCTTTTAATAATTTGTTTTCCTGTAATATAATATTATATTTTTTTTCTAATTTCAAATAAGATGTATTATGTGTGTATCTTTTAGTTAATGATAAAGTTGTTTTAATAGAATTAAACATATTCATTAGATTTAATAAATATTATATTAGTTAATCAATTTTTTTTATATTTAGAATTTATCCATTTATTAATATATAATCTAATATTATTCTTCATCTTTTTACTATATATATTATAGAATTTCATAACCTTTTCGTGACACTTGAATGAGTTTTTTGATATATCAGTCAAAACAACAGATTCAAGTGTTCTAGCTCGAGATAATCCAGTATATCCTTGCCCGTATTCAAATATACTTTTACCTAAATCTATTGATAAATAGTCTATCGTCATACCTTGGCTATTATGATTTAATATACCATTTCCAATATATGTATTATCTGAAGGTATATATAAATCATATACTTTATTTACTGATTTGGTTATGTTAATAACTGAATCATAGAATATATTATTTTTTGTTATATAATCTATAAATAAACCAGTTTTGCCAAATTTATTTATATTCTTTATTTTTCTTGATAATTTATATAATGTGTCGAATGTTATATTTATTTTTTTATCTATAATAGAATTTATTATATTATATAATTTATATGGTAATAATTTATAATCAATATTTAATTTATAATATGCTAATAATTCTTTCTTAAGATTTGTCATAATATCTACAGTATTTTGAACTTTTATATTATTTTTTATATCAATAAAAACGGTATCATAATTATCTATACTTATCTTATATATATCATCTAATATTTTGATATTGGTAGTTATTCCCATATTTAATAATATATTATTTATATCTATAGCAAAATCTTTAGAATGTGTATAATATGTAAGATTTTTATTTTGTAATGTATCTGTTTTATGAAATACACCTTTTATAAAATGTATCTGACATATTTTAGTATTTTCCAAAATGACCCACGGAACTTTTTTATTATATTTATCTGTATTTTTTATTCCACACCATAACAGAAAATTATTAAATACTGGGTCTTTTGTAAAATTATTATTGTCATATAACATTCCTATTATAAAACATAATTCTTTATCAATAAATTTTTTTGACTTAGAAATTGGATTATTTGGATATTCTTTAATAAATGATTTAATACAGATATCATTACCGTAGCAATTTGTATTATATTTTAATAATACAAGATCGTTATTACAAATATTAGATATTTTTTTCCAACTTTCTTTATATTTGTTAAGTGTTAATAGTATATGATTACCAGTTGCTTCTATCATGAACCCGCTATTAGTAGTAATTTCTAATGTATTCTTTACGTTTCCTTTAAAAATCTGTAATGCGTTAGTAGTCTCTATCTTTCCAACTATACCAAAATTTAAATTACTAACTGTATTACTTTTTTGATATTTGTTATTATCATATGAAATCTTTTTTATACGTTTTAATCCATTTGTTGTATAAATTAATGTATTCTCAGAACAACATTTATGAATAGTAATACTATATGCCAATTTAATAGGTAAGAATGATAATACATATTCTTTAGTATTACTATTTAATATATCTATTTGAACTTTTTGATATTCAATAACAACTTCTTCACCATTTAATAATTTAAGAGTAACACTATCATTAGATGAAATATCAATAACTATACCCCGAGTCCCATTTGCTAAACCATCTTCTATACTAATATTATATGTTATTATAACTTGGTCACTAATACATAATTCAATATGTTTATTAATATTATTATCTTGAATATATTTATCTATAGCATAATGGTGTTTATTATAATAAATTTTATATATCTTAGATTCCTTTACAGATTTTAATTTATTGTGTTCAATATTATTAATATAATCAACATTAGCATTATTAGAATATAAAACAGTTGGTCTAATATCTGTATCACCAAATTCCATTTTTTCGGTCTTTTGGTGATGTTCGTATAATTTATTATAAATATCTGTGGAACAATTACCAAATCTTAAATTTAATAACATATTACAAAAATCGGAATCATTTTCCTGTCTAATATTTTGTGTTAGATGTATTATTTTTAAATCTAATAATTTCCATATAACACTCTCAAAACAAAACAAATCACTTTTGACAGGTTTTAATTGACAAAAATCTCCAGATAATATTACTTGAATACCACCGAATGGTTTTGAATTTCTTTTTATTAATTGTAATATTCTATTAATTTTATTAAATAAATATTTTCCAATCATAGATATTTCATCTATTATTAATACTTTTAATCTTAATAATTTTTTATATAACATAAAATTTTTTTTAATTTTTTCATATATTTTATACACATTCTGATTACCAAATCCTAATCTTAGAAAGGAGTTTATAGTTACTCCATTTATATGAGTAGCAGATACACCAGTAGATGATGTAATTCCTATATTAATATTGTATTTTTTACAGTCTTTGATAATAGTATCTAATAAAAATGATTTACCTACACCTCCGCTTCCGGTAATAAATATATTTTTACCATCTTTATAATAATCAAAACCAATTTGTTGCTTAGAATTCATATTTTATATTATATTTATTATAATGAATCAATTTTAATAAATATAATACAACAAAAATATAGTATATAATAATATAGTATTATGCCGAAAAAAAATAATAGTAATGATTATGAACCAATAAATAAAAAGGCAAAAAAAAATAACGAAGAGTTAGAAGAATATATTAATGAAGATACACCACCTGATGATTTACAATCAATAGTAATAAAGATATTTAAAAAATTTAATATTACAACAAGTGTATTTATATTTATATTATATATATTAGTATCTACTGATTGTTTTCAATTACATATAGTTAGAGAATTATATACAAATGCGTACAATTCAAAAACCGATTCAATTACAGATTCTGGGTTAATATTAAACGGAGTGATTTTATCTGTATCATATTTATTATTTGATTTATGTTATAACAAAAAAAATTAAATGAAATAAAATTAAATTATTCGTAATCAGAATAATTATATAGAAATAAAATTAAATTATTCGTAATCAGAATAATTATATAATAATTCTTTTTTGTTTTGATTAATAAAATCTAATAGAAATTGTTGGATTTTTCTCGCTGAATAGACTGTATTTGATCCATCTATATTAATTTTTGTAGATGAAAATATCTTAACAGTAATTCTTTTTGGTTTTTTATTCTTTTTATTTGCCATACCAGTCTCTTTAGATATATCAAATTTTATAAGCATTGCTGGATATCTTTCAATTGAATATTTAATTTCAGTTATTGGAAATATACAATAATCTAATTTTTTATCATTGATATCATTTTTTTGTTGTAATAATAATGTCTTAAATTTATGTAGTTTAATATTATAATTTATATTATACTCATTAAATGAATAAAATTTATAATTTCTCATAATAGATTTAAGGGGTAATATTTCTATATCTTCTTTTTTATTATCAATTATTATTCTTACTTTGTTATTAAAATAACTTATAATTTTTTTTAAGTATGGAATCATTATATCAATATTCTCATTAGTTACTGATGGTATTTGTATAACACCATTTACAAATATCTTAATATGATATAATTTATTTATATCATCATTAATACCATCACTTAGAATAGTAAATGTAATTTGTGAAGTAAAATACTTACCAGTTCCTTGTTTTCGTCTATTTGATTTTGTTTTAATCTTAGGTTTTCTACCTCTATTTGATTTAACTGGTTTTTTTGTAAGTTCTTTATATTTTTCACTTATATATTCACCATAATTACAACCAATTTTAATAATGAAATTATTAAATAATTCATATTCCTTTTTATTATTACTTAGAATATCAATAATATTTTTTGTTATTATACTAAAATCATAATCACAATTTTTTAGTTTAGAATTATAATCTATTATATTATTATAATATTGTTTTTTATTTATAGAATATTCATTATATATTTTTTTAATATTTGATATATTATTAATAAATACTTCATAATTATTACAATAATCTTTAACTATATCTTTTATATTATTTGATGTTTTAATATTATTAATAATATCTTCTAATAATTTGGTATCTATATGTGATATCAAATCATGTATTAATTTAATATCACTATAATTAAATTCAATAATATTATTCAATTCTATATATTGTTTTATTAATATATTATTATTTAAAATATTATATAATTCTAAATAATTTATAGTTAAAATATTGATATCATTTTCAGTTATATCAATAGAACTAGAATATGCTATATCATTTTTATCAGATAATTGAATTGTTATTGTAAATAATGTTTCTAATAAATTATTAATATTTTTACAATATTTTTTGACATCAGTTAATGAAGTATTATTATATATTGAATATTCAACAAGTAATTTACCTATATTTATAATATTCTTATCAACAGAATCTTGGTTATATAATTCTTTTATTATAATATCATATAAATAAAAATCATTATTCAGTATATTATTTAAATAAGGTATAAATTCTTTATTTTTAATAGTTTTTAATTTAATAATATTATCTTTGTTAATATTATTAATATTTTTAATAGGATTGACTATATTATATAAAATATAGTCAATAGTTTCTTGTAAATCAAATTGTATATTAGATAGACCACCTTCAACAGTAATTGTAGATAATTCTAACTCGCTAAAATTTATGTTATTCATTGTAATATTTTATAGTTATATTACAATATACTCTTAATTCAATTTTAAATGTATTATTCTAATGAACGTAATTCGCTAATTGCTGAGTTCATATTAACATCTTGATAAATATTATTTTTATACTGTGATTTATTTAATTTAGCGTGTAAAAACATACTTGGTATTAGTTCTATCATAATTCTTGTAAAAGGTCCAATATCATACTGTTCCATAACACCGCCCATAATAGTAGATGTCTCGTGTCTTAAACGACGTAATTTGACCCTAACTGTGCTACTATAATCGGTCAAATCTGGTTTTAATCCTAAAAATTCATTCTGACCGTTGAAAATATTTTCGATGATACCTGCCCCCGTTAATATAAATTCCTCGGCAAACCCTCCGAATCTATGTCTATTATATTTAATCATATAAACTCTATGTACGTATTCGATAGTTTCTAAATCGGATTCATAATCCACCGATGGGACTTTTTCGGTATTAATACCTTCACCAACTAATTCTTCCTTTAAATCTTCTATTTTTTCTAATAACATTAATTTTTTTTCATCTTTTGATTCTTGATCGATATCAAAGTTAATATCATTTTCATCATAATCCCCACCAAGAGCATTATTTATAATATTTTGATTATGTTGTTCATTAGTCATCTTCGTTAAATATGGGTCGATTTGTGGTTTGCTGTAATTATTTGGAGGATTACTATAATTATTTGAGTGTTGTTTAGATTCACCACCAAAGTTTAAATTAAGACTATTCAAATCCTTATCCAAATCATTCATTTGTGAAATAATTGACCGCGTCTCGTCAAAATTCTTATCAAAGTTAAATGAAGAAGCGTCATTAAAATCCATATCCATGCTACTCTTAGTTTCATCTAATGTCATATAATTATCAGAAATGTTATTATTAATATTTTTTAATTTATTTTGATAATCATCAATTGGAACATACTCCTCTTTTGGTTGTGAGTATTTATTGAAGTAAGAATTTTTATTAATAAATTCACTTTCAATATCTTTAATATTTATAGTTTTATCAACTTCATTTCTATTAATTAAAGAAGACATACCTATCACGTTGATTGCTGAGTTCATACTTAATTTTTATTTTTAAATAATATAACATATAAATAAATATGTATTTAAATTTAAAAGAATTTTAAATAACATTAATTAATTTTTTTTTAATTAACTTTTAGACTGCTGTCCAACGCTGCACGGGTTTAGAAAACAACTGGTGGATCTAATAAAAAGTAATATAAATTAAAATTAATTGATTGAAAATGACGATCTAAACCCGTACAACGTTGGACGGGTTTAGAAAACAACTGGTGGATCTAATAAAAAGTAATATAAATTA